GGCTGGATGCGGACGGCCCCGGTGTTCTCGTCCCGGATTTCCTCGGAGTGGGTGATGAAGACCGAGTTCACCGGGGAGCGGTGCAGCATCTTCACGACGTTCACCGAGTTGTCCTTGATGGTGCCCCAGTCCTGAATGCGCATGTCATTCTGGCCGTTGTTGGTGATGTGTGCCTTCATCATCTCTTGGAGTTCCCCGAAGGTGTCCACACCGATGGTCTTGTACTTGGTCTTGCCCTCGGCCACGGCGGTGATGATGGCTGCCGCCTGCGTCCAGTCGGTCGGTTCGATCACGTCGATGTCCGGGTAGTCCCGGGCGAGGACGCTGGAGCCGTCTTCGAGGGCCAGCAGGAGGATCGGGGACAGGGCCTCGACCTCCGATGCCGTGCCGAACAGCAGGGTCTTGCCCGACTTCGGCACACCGGAGAGGAGCATCGAGAACGTCTCCTCGGCGCGTCGGGGCTTGGAGACCTCCACTCCGGGGATGCTGGTCAAATCGAACAGCGCCGGCTTGGGGGCTGCTGCCTTCTTGGCCGGGGCCTTCTTGACGGGCTTGGTTTCGGTTTCGGGCTCGGCCTCGGCAATCAGGGCCGCGAGTGCGGCTTCGGCCTGCTCGGCGGTGAGTTCTTCGGTTGCGGTGCTCATGTGGTGCTCCTTTAGAGTTCGAGTTTGATGACAGTGGGATTGGGCGACACGGCCCAGACAACGGGCTCCATCTCGGAGTAGCCGAGTAAGTGCTTGCTGGCGATGTGCTCCCGGAAGATGCCCAATGCGCCGATCACTACGGGCGCGTCGTCGGGGTAGTCCTTGATGGCTTCGATGAGTCCTGCCTTGGTCAGGCGGACGTTTTCTGTATTGCTCATTTGGTTGCTCCTTATGTGGTTGCTGCTAGGTAGGTGGTGAGGTTGCCCCGTCCTGGACCGCGAGGGCCGCAGGTGAAGCAGTCAGGATCGGATTCGAGAAGATCCAGTTCGCCGTCTATCACGTAACTCCAGATGGTGTTGACGTTGGCGACTGCTGCTTCGTAGAGAGTCGGGTTGACTTCTTCCTCCCAGATGATCATGTCACTAAGTGCATTGGTATGTCTAGGGAAAAAAATAATTACACACTTATCAATCTGGTAACCCAGCTGACGCCAGCCCTCCGCATAGATTTGCTGCTGGACGCGGTAGGCCATGCTGGGCTTGTGTGCCGAGGTAACCTTCTCGCCCCTGCGGACAGCCGCACGGCCCTTGGCGATGGCGGCTGCCACCTTGTCGTAGCTCCAAGCTCCCGGGAACTTGTAGTCGAATGTTCTGGCCCAGTCAGGCACCATCAGGTCACAGGAGCCCGAGACCGAACCGTAACCCTCGACCTCGAAGATGTCCTCCAGCTTGGTCTCGCGGAAGGTCTCGATGTCGTAGCCGGCACCATACTCCAGGTCCAACGTGTGCTGGAGGTAGTAGTGGAGCCCTGTTCCCAGCCATGCGGCGTAGCCGAATGGGTCAGGGTCTCGATCCGGCATATCGCAAAGCTTGGCTGCCATCGTGTAGCCCACACAGTACGCGCAGCTCCCGCATTCGCTTGGCCCGAGCTTGGTCTGGAGGGATCGGGGATCAGGCTTGGTGATGGCCTTGACGAAAGCAGACTTCACAACCTCCAGGGAGGGAGCCTCGATTAGCGTCTCGGTCATGCTGCTTCCCTCCAAGTCTGGTTGCGTTTGATGGATGCGCGCTCTGCCGGGGTGAAACCCCCCATGATTGCCCAACGGTCTCCCGTGTGGAGGGCGAACTCCAGGCACTCATTGATGAGGTGGCAGGATCGGCACACCTTCTTGGCCATCGCCTCGGCAAACTCCCCGCCATCGCTGTAGTTCGGGAAGAAAATCTCGGGATCAACCTCGGTGCAGGCTGCCTTCTTCCCGACGACGGGCTCCATGAAGGACTTGGAGACATCTCTCATGCTGCTTCTTCCTGTTCTACGAAAAGGGGTGGCGGGGTCTCCTGCCACCGCATCAGCGGCCAGCCTGAGAGTTTAGTGAGCTTACGGCGTTCCGCCTTGTTGCCCGTGACGGTCCAGTATTTGACCTTGGGCAGGCGGCGGACCTTGTGGCTGTACCCGGTACGGAAAGCCTCTCGGGTGTGCGCCTCCGGGTCGTGAGGGATGTAGTCATAGCGGGGAGTCTTGCGGTCCATGTCCGTCCAGCCCGCGTAGTGGAAGTTGAGCGCCCGGTATATGTAGCCGTAGTGCTGTTCTCGGGTGTCCGCGTAGGAGACAACAATTTTCGCGGGGAGCATCTTCAACGTGCGGGACACAAACCAGGACTCGGTGTTCTTGGGCATGGCATCCGATACCCAAAGCCTGTTGAGCTCGATCACGTTGGACGGCTCGGATGGGCATGCGCTCTTTTGAAGGTGGCGGCTGGCAGGTGTCCCGTAAGTGACGACACCCACCAGCAGCCCATGATTGAACAGTCCGTAAGCGTGGCTGATTGGCGGTTTTCGGTGGAGATAGTGGAACTCGATAACGAGGTCCGCTGCACGCTTGGATGTAATACGCTCGACCGTCAGGCCCTCTGGAATCGCCACCCCCAAGACTGTACCGTTAGGGGCCGTCATTGAGCATCTCTCACAGCGAGGCCTTGGCGAGGTCGAGGAGCAACTGGTGGTTGGCGATGCGGAACTGGGCCGAGAGGTGCAGCTGCTCGAACTTGGAGCCCTTGAACACGCTTACCAGTTCCTCGTAGTGGTAAGCCGTCCAGTGGTAGGGCTTGATGAATTCGAGCATCTTCCGGGTAGCTGGGCGGTCCTCCCAGAGCTTGGCTGCCTCGTTCTGGGCCTCCACACTGATCTTGGCGACGGCCAGCTCGAAGTCCTCGGCCCAGCACTGGTAAGCCTCGAACTCGGGCTTGGTCAGGGCGTTCAGTGCGGTGACAGCTTCAGCTTTCCCCAGCTTTTCGCCCTCGAAGATGGCCCATGCGGACTGTTTGGTGAGACTCATGTGATGCTCCTGGAAGTAGTGGTTGGTTAGTTGGAGACGGGTTCGAGGACTTCGGTCCACGGGTTGCGGCGCTCCTCCTCTACAGGAGCCTTCAGCTTGTTGATCTTGGTCCGGAGGGCGTCAGCGAACAGGTCCACGTCGGTCTTGTAGATGAGGTAGGAGGACAGCGCCAGCATCCCGTCACGTCCCCAGTGGATGGCAACGGCGAGCTTAGGGACCTTGGTGTGGGCCGCAATGCCGTGGCCGAAGGTCAGCTCGATGGAGAGCTGTGTGCTCGGCTCGATGGCCTTGGCCTCATCGACCAGCGGGTTGAGGGTGTGGTAGGCGTAACGGGCCAGCCAGAACAGGTCATTGGGGTTGGCGAAGTCATTGGGGTTCGTCATGGTCTTAGGCCTGTTCCTTGTCGAGGGAGATTTTCAGGGTCATGCCGGTGGTGATCTGCATCTTCTCGTAGTCAGCGGGGCTGACGTTGGCCTTGACCTTGGCCGAATCCAAGACCGTCTTCTCGCACTCCTTGGCCAGCTTCTTGGTCATCACGGTGCGGGCCGTGGCCTCATCGAAGCGCTTGGTGGGGTAGATGACCGTGCGGACGATGCCGACAGCCTTGGTGTCACCGTCGAGCTTGCCGGCTGCGTCGAGGGCCTTGCGGAGCGCCTCGGTGGCGGACTTGGCCTTCAGGGCGGCTTCCTTTTCCTCCTGCTGGGCTTCGAGTGCCTGCTCGGCCAGCAGCTCCAGTTGGGCCTCCAGCAGTGAGGCGTCGGTCCAGGCCTCCGTCTCGGCGGGGCTGGTGAGGAGGGTCAGCTCCTTCATGAGGTCCGACTTGCTGCCGTCTGGGAGGGTGATGGTCGGGTTGGTGAGGAGGGTGAGTTTCGGGGACATGGGGTGCTCCTTGGTATGTGTGTTGCTCTGTGTTTGTGTTGCTTACAAGATGAATCTATAGGCACCTGAATACAGGTGTCAAGCTATTTTTGATTTTTCTTTCCGGCGCTCGGCCCGGTCATTCGCTGAGGCCAGCTGACAGGCGAAGCACAGTGGTTCCTTCTTGCGCCGATGGCGGGCAGCTGCCGCGTTGGTCCCGCAGGGCTTCAGCTTCTTCGGATACACCCCGCCACGCCTCAGCTCCCGCAGGTAGTGGGCCGCTGAATGTCTACACTTCCGGCACACGGGCTTACCCTTCTTCCGGTGTGCCCTTGCCCCTGACTGTCCGTACCTGCGGTTACAGCCGAGAGGTCGTGCCAGTGGGTCGTGCGTCCACTTCCAGGTCTTGCTGGCCGGTTCCATTCTTCAACTCCTCGATGTAGTTCAAGAGCCACGGCACCTCGACCGTGCCCAACTGGATGCCCGCCTGCATCTGGCCGGCAGGGAAGCTGTAGTCCCTCGCGTCGTGCATGAGGTCCCTGATCCGGGCCATGCGGTGCAGGGTCTCCCACCGCTTCTGTGCATCTTCCTGCTTGCTCATGCTGCCCTCAGATCGGATTGTGGTTTGAAGCTTCCGTCCAGCTGGGCCGCGTCGGCATCCAGCTTGCCCTTCTGCACCAGCTCCACGGTGTCCTTGGCCATGAAGATGAACCGCTGCACGGTCTTGGTCTGCCCGTCGCGTGGGATGCGCCCATTGGCCTGCTCATTCAGGACGCGGTTGTCATCGAGCGAAATCCAGAACTCCGTCCAGCACACGAGCTGGAGGCCGTCAGTCCCGGTCCCGATGGAAGGGATGGTGGAGACCAGCACGTCGAACTGTGTGCCGAACCCATCCAGCCTGTAGGCCCGCTCCTCGTTCGACATGCCGCCGACGAAGTGCTCGGCCCGGAACTTCTTGGCCTTCAGCCGGTTGGTCAGCATGAGGGCGAACTTCCTGGAGTGGGTGAACATGATGACCGGGTAGGCCCCGCCTGCGTAGAGGTCATTGAGCTGGTCGATGATGGCGTCCGCCTTGGTGCTCTTGGCGTCGTCCTTGAAGTAGACCTCCTCGACCAGCGCATAAGTGCCGTTCTCCCGCTCCTCCTGCTCGAAGCGGTGCCACCTGCTCTCCGGGTCATCCAGCTCGGCCTCGGGAACCTTCTTCCACACGTCCCGGATGGAGGGGACAGCGAGGCAGATTTCCCGTAGGCGCATCCTCTGGACACCGCCGCCTTCAGCAATGAGGGGATTGTCCTCCAACCAGACCAAGGCGTCTGCCTCGAACTTTTCATAGACCTTCCGCTGGTAAGCGGTCAGGTCCACCTCGATCATGTGGACAATCGGCTCCACCTGATACGGGCTCGGGAAGTAGGACCGGCTCGGCACACTGGCCCAGACGGAGCCCTGATTGCGCTCTCCAGTGATCTTCTTTCCCGCGTACTGGTCGAGCTCCGTGGTCAGGTGACGACTGACCCAGTTCCAGAAGCCCTGATTCCGTCCCACCACCTCGTCATCACCCCACCACAGCCATTTCAATATGGCCCATGCGCCCTCGATCCGGTTACCCCACGGGGTGGCCGAGAGGGCGAGGGCGTACTCGGCATGGCGGGTGGTCCACAGTGCCCGAGCCGTGACCGCGTTACGGTTCTGGGAGCGGTGAACCTCATCAGCGATGACGAAGCCCAGTGGCATAGAACTCCAGTCGTACATCCTGAACTTCTCCCAGGTCATCAGGTACACGCCTGCCTTGCGCCCTGCCAGCCGCTCGAAGGCCAGCTTGCCTGCCTTGGTGCTGTCGATGACGAGCGGGGACACCTTGCCCTT